GCACAACAGCGAAGCGAGGACGATTTGACGCATATTTACAGTAATATCATCAAAACGAATAACATCTTGCGCGACAAAATGTCTAACCCGGACACACATCCGAACGTAACCGAGGGTTGGTTTACGATCTTGCAACATTCGGTTGCGATGGTAGTAAACAATAAAATCAAAGGTGTCGCTCCGATGGCGCAACGTTCCGGGAGACCACTGCAGTGTATTAGCGGACGCTTGAATTCCAAATCTGGTCGTATTCGCGGCAATTTGATGGGAAAACGCGTTGATTTCAGTGCACGTTCGGTTATTACTGGTGACCCGAATTTGTCGGTCAAACAGTTAGGCGTTCCGTTGAAGATTGCGATGAATATAACGAAGCCGGTCACAGTAAATGATCGTAATCGTGAATTCTTGATGAAATTAGTTCAAAACGGTCCCGATAAATACCCGGGCTCCAAGATTCTGGAGCGAAAAAATGGTGAACACATATCGCTGCGATATATCGACCGAGAGTCGGTTCGACTCGAAAACGGCGATATTGTTCACAGGCACATGATGGACGGAGATGCAGTGTTGTTCAACAGACAACCGAGTTTGCATCGAATGTCTATGATGTGCCATATCGTAAAGGTTATGATGGTCGGCGACACATTCAGGATGAATGTTGGCGACACAAAGCCTTACAATGCGGATTTTGATGGGGATAGATTTTGTCCCCAACAGGTGACTGCTTGCTAAGTTGTAGATAATACTTGGTGAGGAAAACAGTGTAATATCTACTGGTAAATGTGTTTCGCATAGACACATTTTGCTAATATAATCATCTAGTCGGTTCTTTAAAATAATATAAACGTTTCTCTCTCTATATATTAATGATATTAAATCAGGATGAGTCTGATAAAGTTGTTGGTGAAATATACAAGATAACAAACACAATAAACGGTAAAATTTATATAGGTCAAACACGTAGTCACAGATTAAACCATAATAAATATAGACCATTTGGATACTTAGGACGGTTCAATGACCATTTTCACGAAGCAAATTCAAGTAAAAAGAATAGTTCAAAATGCTTGAACAGCGCTTTACGAAAATATGGGAAGGATAGCTTTACTTGCGAAAAAATTCATATGTGTGAAGTCACTGAATTAGACGCACTTGAAATGCTATATATAATTGAACACAATTCTAAGTTTCCAAATGGCTATAATTTAACTGATGGTGGTAAAGGGTTTACTGATATTAAGGGTGAGTTTATTTGGAAAACAAACGAACAACCAATCCGAAATTCAGTTCCTCAACCCAAAAGTGATTATACTAAACAGTTGATTTCTGAACGGTTAAAATCTGCTCTTGATAATACAGAACATCGAGAGAAAATGATGAAACTAACACAGAACCAACATTTGACCAAAAAAATGGACGCTTTTAAAAACGCATTGATTGACTATGAAAACATCGAGCAATACATTCACGTTATTCGAAATAATAATAACGATACTGAATATGTTCGCATAGTCATTGATAAAATAAAGGCAACGTTTGTGGGTAAGTATGAACCAATCGACGAAATAAAAAAGAGAGCGAGAAACTTTATATTAGATTTGAAGGACCGGCCACGTGACCAAATTGACGGGAAACTCTTTAGAGCTCAAAACTACCACCCTGTAATGGAAACGTTATAAGGGGAACTCGGTTAATGGCCGAACCCAGCGGTAAAAACGTTTTGAGATTAGATGATCCGCAGCCAAGCTTCTAAGTCCGCTATGATAGGATATGAAGAAGGTTCAGAGACTAGACGGTTACGGGTCTTAAATGAAGGTTTAATCAACCTGATAAGGCACAAGGTATAGTCCGGCTCCCATGGAAACATGGGAGAACAATGGAAATGAATATGCACATGCCGCAGAATGTATTAGCGGAAACCGAGTTGCGCCATCTAGCGGCGATCCCATACCAAGTGATCAGCCCGGCAAGTAACTCACCGATTATTGGTATTTATCAGGACTCATTGTTGGGTTCTTATAGAATGACCCGACCGAATATTAATTTTACACCGCGCGAGGCGATGAATTTGTTGATGATGTATCCTCATGTAAATACGGAGGCGATTCGCGAAAAGGGGAAGACGTTGTCGTCGTTCGACGTTCTTTCGCAGATTATGCCGCCATTGACTATGGTATATAAAAACGATAAGAAATACAAGGAAGGTGTCGACAATTTCGCAACATCACCGAATGTATTTGAACTTAAAAACGGAAAACTATTCCGCGGTCAACTGGACAAGTCGGTTATCGGTTCAACCACAAAGGGATTATTGCATCGCATTCACAACGATTTCGGTAATATGGCCTGTGTGAATTTCAACGACAATTTACAGAACATTGTAACCGAATATTTGAAAACCAGTTCGTATAGCGTTGGAATTAGCGATTTGATTGCGAACAAGACGACCCAAACACAGATTCTGGCCGCCATAGCAAAGCAAAAGGCCGAGGTCAAGGAGCTGATTGACCAGGTGCATTTGGGTGTGTTTGAGAATAATACGTCTCGCACAAATAACACGGAGTTTGAAACCACGGTGAACAACATCTTGAATAAAGCAACAGATGAGGCTGGTAAGATTGGTCGCGATAGTTTGGACGCGTCGAATAAGTTTCTCATCATTATTAATTCAGGATCGAAAGGCACCCCCATCAACATTTCCCAGATGATATCCTGTTTGGGACAGACGAACGTTGATGGTAAGCGAATTCCCTATGGATTTGATGGTCGCACACTACCGCATTACCACAAATTTGACGACAGTCCAGGTGCGCGCGGATTCATCGAAAATTCTTATATTTCTGGATTGACTGCGACTGAATTATTCTTCCATGCGATGGGTGGTCGTATTGGTTTGATTGATACCGCTGTGAAAACTTCGCAGACGGGATATATTCAGCGTCGTTTAATCAAAGGTTTGGAAGATTTAAAGATTGAATACGACATGACTGTCCGCAACAATATGGGCAAGATTATTCAATTCGCATATGGCGACGACTCGTTCGATACGGGTCGCGTTGAAAATCAGATCATTCCTTTGGTCGGTATGAGTGTAGAAGATATCTACATGCACTACGACATTATTGGCGTGAATGATCAATCGAGTGAACTGTTGAGTGTATACAACCGTGGGGCGATTTCTCGCATGAAAAAGCAGAAGTCCGACGCCCAACAGATGTGCCGAAAATACATATCCAATATGTTGAACATGCGCGATCAACTGGTTAAAAATGTGTTCAAATATAAGAATGAGAATTCGATCTCCATGCCCGTATCGTTTCAAAATATTATTACCAATGTGCAGGGACAGTTGGGGTTGAATGCAAATAGTGTGGTAGATATCACGCCGTTTGAGGCATTTGAAATGATCGAGGAGAATTTCAAGAAGATGAATCAATACACATTCGCCCCACTCACTAAATTGTTCGAGGTGATGTATTACTTCTACTTATCGCCCAAGGATTTGTTAGTAAACAAGCGCTTTCATAGAAAGGGTCTGTCCACGCTATTGGAGACTATCGCATTGAAGCACAAGGAGGCTCTAGTGCATCCCGGTGAAATGGTGGGCGTGATTGCGGGGCAATCGATTGGCGAACCGACAACGCAGTTGACGCTCAACACATTCCATTTGGCTGGTGTTTCTAGCAAATCAAACGTCACTCGAGGTGTGCCGCGTATCGAAGAAATTCTTCGTCTGACGAAGAACCCCAAGAATCCATCGCTGACTGTCTATTTAAAGCCCATGGATGAGACTGATCAGGACAAGGCGACTGCGTATGCGACTATGATGGAACACACTAAACTCGTGGATGTAACCAAAAACATTCAATTGTGTTTTGAGCCATCATTGGAATCGACAACGATCGCAGAAGATCAATTACTCATGGAACAATATAGCGAATTTGAGAAGATCATGACGGATTGCATGAGCCCGGAAGATGCGGCGGACGCTTCTACGGAAGGTCAGTCAAAATCGAAATGGGTGGTTCGTTTGGAGCTCGACGCGGAGACGCTGTTGGATAAGAATATAACAATGGACGATGTGCATTTCGCCATTGCGAATAGTCAATACGGCGGAGACATATCGTGTGTATATTCGGACTACAACAGCGACAAGTTGGTTTTCCGAATTCGCGTGAACAGCACTATTCTGAGTAAAAACAAGAAGAAGGGTGTTGCAGAGACATTGGACCAATCCGATGATATCTATCTACTCAACAACTTTCAGGATGCATTATTGAACGGAGTCGTGTTGCGTGGCGTAAACCATATTGATAATGTGATCGCGCGCAAAATCCAGAATGCGGTCAGAAAGGTGGAAGATATGCCTATTGTGAAGAAGGGGCAATATTCAGTCACGGAAGACAAGCATATGCCTATTCAAAAGGAGGACGGCAAATATGTGAAGAATGATATTTGGGTTCTGGATACGACGGGAACCAACTTGATGGAGGCGCTATCATTGGATTATATCGATACAACTCGCACATTGAGTAATGATATTCGAGAGATTTATGACGTGCTCGGCATTGAAGCTGCCCGTCAAATGATCAACAATGAAATGATGGATGTGATGGAATTCAGTGGTGTGTATATTAATTACCACCATCTCGGATTGTTGTGTGATCGTATGACGTGTAATTACAATATGGTTCCGATTTTCCGATCGGGTCTATTGAGTGATAATGTGGGACCTGTCGCAAAGGCTACATTTGAGGTTCACACGGAGGTATTATTGAATGCCGCACGTCATGGCGATTTCGATCATATGCGTGGAGTATCGGCAAATGTTATGTGTGGTCAATATGGTAATTACGGAACGGGTGCGTTCCAAATTGTATTGGATATGAAGGAGATGGAGAAACAGGAGGCGTTTGATGTAAACGTGTCGGACACCGCGAAAGAAATTGATGCGGCATTTGCGACTACTGGCGATAAAGGCGAATGCAGTAAATCGCAAATCATCATTCAGAATAATGTGTCTAATATTCGAACCACCGATGAATCGGGCGTGTGTGATGATGATTACAATATGGGATTTTAAGGTAAGTCTAGGCTATTGCCCATGGATCGCTTGATAATATTGTAAATGATAATGGTATATAAGTATTTATTGGAATGTTGAATATTTCAATAAATATTTTTCACATGTTTTGGATAAAACATGGGTAAATGTGAAGCGAACAAAAAGAATTTTTTATATATTCTAAACGCCTGCCGGTTTGTTTGCCCGATTCATTGCACTTGCACCCTCAAACATGGTTCCCTTCTTTGTGACAGCAGTCATACTCCAGTTACGGATGTTTTGATTAAATGATTTAGCATACCAAAACATAGAAGTCATATCGGTAACCTTGACCGTATCCCATTTGCCTATGGGTTGATTAAAAGCAAGGGCGTTCACAAACATAAACGACATATTGGTAACATTTTCCGTATCCCATTTGCCTATGGGTTGATTAAATGAATTAGTATTTGCGAACATATACGACATATTGGTAACCTTGGCTGTATCCCATTTGTCGATGGGTTGATTAAATGACTTAGCATTTGCGAACATAGCATACATATTGGTAACATTTTCCGTATCCCAATTGCCTATGGGTTGATTAAATGATGTAGCAGAATAAAACATAGAGGTCATATCGGTAACCTTGGCTGTATCCCATTTGCCTATGGGCTTATTGAATGATGTAGCACCTGAGAACATTCCATACATATTGGTAACATTTTCCGTATCCCACTCGCCAATGGGTTGATTAAATGATGTAGCGCTTGCGAACATTCCATACATATTGGTAACATTTTTTGTATCCCACTCACCGATGGGTTGATTAAATGATGTAGCCGACAAAAATGTGTAGAGCATATTGTTAACCTTGGATGTATTCCATTTGCCTATGGGTTGATTAAAAGAATAGGCGTTCGCGAACATCGCATACATATTGGTAACGTTCGACGTATTCCACCTACTGATATCAGAATTAAATTTTGATTTGTTGAAGAATAGCAGGTTCATATCAGTAACCGCACTCGTATCCCAGTCGCTGATGTTTCCATATGTAGTTGTTGCCGCGCTCGGATTAGATATCCAAGCATTAACTGCTTCTCTAATGTTTTTTTGTGTGATCGGCGTTAATCGACCTACACTTTTATTACCCGTTGCACTAGGAGAACTCGTTGCACTAGGAGAACTCGTTGCACTAGGAGAACTCGTTGCACTAGGAGAACTCGTTGCACTAGGAGAACTCGTTGCACCAGTAGAACTCGTCGCACCAGTAGAACTCGTCGCACCAGTAGAACTCGTCGCACCAGTAGAACTCGTCGCACCAGGAGGCCCTTCTTCTCCATCTGCAGCTCCGGCGGTGAGTAAGGATGACGGAATTGTTATGGATACAGTAGTTAAAGTATTCCCTTCAATAATTGAGGAACTTACAATATCATATGTAAAATACAAAAGACAAGTAAAGACAATTGCGTGTAACATAGTTATACCTAAACCGTATTTTCCTTGTATTTTAAATAGAACATTGGGTGTTGTAATAACGAATAACGAAAAAACGTATATAAACAACAGAATGTTCATCATAAGATGTATATATCTATATGCATATAAATATTATTTGGATGATAAATCTTCGAATGTCGCTCCATAATTCGGTCTCCAATGGAGCGATATCTCACCGAATGAGTTAATATATCCGAATAATCGAGAGATTTGTATGTTTGTCGGCATAATAAAATATATTAGGCGACGCCCCACTATCATTTCTGAAATATGTCTGATCTCCTTTACTTAACCACACCATTTGTGTCCAGTTATAACTACATTCAGATGTTGTTGATTTTTGGTTAAATACCGCATATTGTTCGCCACCGGATACACCAGTTGATACAAACACCACATTTCTACCATTAGTATCGGTCCCATTACTAAACACATTTAATTGAATATGATACAAACCATCTGTTGGAGCAGTAAAAGTCCCATTTCCTGAATCAAAATCTTTAGCCGTCGCATCGCCATAAACATTAACCTTACTAAATCCGTCACCTTGATTGGTTGATGTCGCGCCAATCTTTTTACCAGGAGGAGTTGTCCCGTTTTTACCAGAACCAGTCATTATCCACTGAGACGGACGAACATTGACTTTTATTCCCGATGGAATAACGGATACAGAATTTTTACTATTCGCATATAATTTTAAGGTTGTATCAGCGCTATTAATGGAATTCGTATTTGTTGGTGTATTAAAAAAAATACTTCCCCCCGACGATAATTTTACGTCATTAGTAGCAGCAGCCGGGGTGGCTGTCCCGGCAGGTCCGGTGGGGCCGGCAGGCCCAGGAGGTCCAGGAGGTCCAGTTGTTCCGGCAGGTCCAGGAGGTCCAGTTGTTACGGCAGGTACGGTGGCTGAATCAGTGTCCGATGTTATATCTTCCAATCCTGAAACTGTTGTAGTATAAGTATTCCCTTCAACAATAGGGGTGCTTACAATATCATATGTAAAATACAAAACACCAGTAAATACAATTGCATGTAACATATTTATACCTAAACCATAATTTCCGGATATTTTGAATAGAACATTAGGTGCCGTAATAACGAATAACGAAAATATGTATATAAATAACAGAATGTTCATCGAAAGATGTATATATTTATATCAATATTATTTCGCAGGGTTTTTTGAAATGAACGTGGTTTTTTCAAGATATATATCGAGTGCAATCATATTTTGACGATACTGTTCATCGCCTCTTTCGGCATCTAAAAATAATGTGCCCTTTAATTCAGAAAAGGCATATCCTGATTGTAATACGTGATAGGATGGTGGAGTATTTGGCCGAATGTCTACAGGAGAGCGAACAAAGAAGTATTTCTCGTTCGCCACACCTTTTCCTCCTAATTTTAACCACGTAATCGAAGATGATAAATATTTCAACGTGGTCGATGAAAACAAAATCACGGGTAAATGAGCCGTTTTACAGAATACCCACCAATCGAGATCGGTGATGTAATATTCTTCGCTGAATAATACTGTTTCAAACGTAACTCGTCCGGTTTTCACACGATCAATCATCACACGTTTTCCTTGGTTGCGCAATATCGCATAAATCTTATCTACATTCGATGGATTTTCAAAGAGGCGAGAATATTCTTTCCACAGCGAGGTCTTGATGTTTTTCACAGAAAGATTAGTATGATATATTTGTTGAAATATGTATATAATCGGAATGAAACTGCATTCGTTTGTGTTATTAAACATAATCTCTTTGGCCTCCACCGGAAACATGGGTCGCCACGAACCGGCCTTGTCGTTACCAATGACGCGCGACTTTGTTTGTTGAATACAATCCAAGATATAGTCGTCCAACTTATCCGCAGTTTCGGGGATATTTTTGGTCATAGCAGATTGTTCATCGAGATTCACACGATTCGCATAAGTTTGTGTAATTTCAGGGTGGGCATTATCGTATTCAATATTGTGAACATATTTATCGGTTGTATAGGGGATAATATTGCGAAAATATTCTCGCGAGACTCGGCTTTCAAGTAAAAACAATTCGTCGTTATTAATCTGTAAATCAGTATTGGTAATATTCATGTATGTTTTTGGTTGAAACATAAACACGCGAATTCGACTGTATCGTATTAATTCATCCGCCATTCTACCGAAATAGATGCGTTGATTTTCTTTTCCGCTAATCAGGTGTAATTTCGGGAAAATGGTTCGACATTTTCCGTCGTCGGTAGTCAAACAGAATTTGGTGGACGTCCCGGTAGTATCTGTTGACTCGCATTTCTGCGTGTCTGAATTGATACGACACATCACAACCGTTTCGAGTGACCGAAGTTTATCGGGATTGATTTCGTCGAAACTGGTCTTGTCGTCGAGCAACATATGCAATTGTTTTTCTATATGTTTCAACTTTCCGTGATAGGAATATCGGTTATCGTCGATCGTATTTAATATTTCTTGGCGTATTTTGCGATGATCATAATCATTTAATTGGATACGAACCAAGCTGCGGAATATGTTATAAAATTGTGTTTCAAGATTGATATTTCGTATGACTCGACGGCGCGTCTTGGATTCATATTTCCACGTGGTCAATGTTTTATCGGCGGTTGTTTGCGAATTGCTGGAATGTTCGACTATCGCAATGCCGTCTTCGTCGAGTGATTGGGTTGGTGGGTCAATTTGAACAAATTGATTGGTTTCTGTTAAAAATCCAACGACCAGACCATCCTCTACAATTTTAACGGTCGGCTTGGTAAATACGCCCCCCTTAGTATCGACCGAAATCTCGTTTAATCGATCGCGCGTGTCTCTATAATCGATCCATATGGAGTCATCGTCCATATATTTAGTTTCCAAATCGGGAGCAATAGCGGACGGAAAACAGGGGACGAATACAGGTGAACGACCATCGTCGGGTTTTTTTACCAAAACGCCAATCGTTTTATTTCGATAATTCAATATTTGGGATATAATTTGATAGTGAGCGGTCTTAAGTATACGAACAATGTCCAAGATAGGCATATTTTGTTTAAACGCATATTTACGCGGCATACTTGGTAGCGGCGCACAGTATTTGTTAGTGGTGGCCCTGATAAGTTTTAACATTTCCTTTATTTCGTCCAAGGCAGTATGTTCAACAAATGCCTTTTTAAATACAAGATCGCTTTTCTTGGTCTCGCCCTGTTTCAAAGTGTATTTTACATTTCGTTTTGAATCAATCACGCTCGAATCATATACGCGTTCACCACGTTTCAACGAATATACTACATCGTCCGTCTTAGCAACCACAATGGTGTCGTGCTGTTCGTATAATTGAACTGGTTCGTAAAATTTATCCTGTTTTACCAAGATAACTGTTTCCTTACGTGAATTATATTCTGCATGAGAATATGCATTTGATGGACATATCATCTGAACTTTTTCGGTGATATCATTATCGGAAATTTGTAGGATAACCAGATTCATACCGTCCAATAGGAGTTTTGGATTGCGATTGCAAAAAAAGTCCCATAAATATGTGTGATCGATTACCGATTTCTCATCTTGGATATACTGTATGAAATTTTCATAAGATGCGATTGTATCCTCGAGATAGTCAACCTGTGTTTCGTCGTTCAGGTCGATTGTTTTGTAGAATGCGGATTCGGAGTATTTTTCAATAGCTATTTCAGAACGTGTTACCAAGCGAGGTCGGAATATGGAGACGAGATTACCATTATGGTAGCGAATAAATAGATCAATATCAATCGAGTCTAAAAATATCGCGCGAAATTCGTTTATAGACGGAATCGCCGGTAGACTGTGTTTATATGCATAATAATATGAGAAACATGCGAAAAATGATTGATTGTCCGATTTTTCAACACCATATCGTAATATACACGTTTCACCGGACAGAATAAGAGCAGGGTTTTGCGGATCAACAGATACGGAATTGTCGGTTTTAAGAAACAATTGCAACGATTCTGGTAAAAAGCCCCATCTATTTTGAGGAAGAGGGTAGGAAACCGATCCCATTACGTATGAAAGAACCTTTTGAGGTTGTGTTTTTTGAGCAGGTTGTGCCTTTTTGCGGACAATCTTGTTTGTTTTTGTCCCGGTATCCGATTTTTCGGCCTCGGTTTCGATTTCACCCTCTTCTGCGTAGCCACATTGTTCGCGGCGACCCTTTTGGTCTCTTGAGTCCCACTCCTTACTGAAACAGCATGGAATGCAGAGTCCATCGGGATGTTTGTCCTTTTTAAGAAACCCGGGAACGTGTTGAACATAATTGTCGTTTTTCATATGAACTTTTGGATTATTGAATTCGTAAACATACGCGCCCGATGGAACACGATCAGACCCACGGGGTATAATAGCACCGCATTTTTTACCCTCCTTCGCATCTTTCTCGCTTATGCTCGAGTTTGTTTTTAAACACCAGTATCTTGGACACACATACCAAAACTTCTTTTCTTCTGATGATCCGTATAATAGCGCCTTCCCGTATGATCCAGGATTAGTCTCATCAATTCGTTTTTTTTCGGCGTCGGTTAATATCACAGGTTGACGTTTATCGCCAGACGGACATGCCTTGGAATAGAGTGGAAATTTACTGGATTCTTCGGTAACATATAATACGGGGTCACGTTCTAACATTCGTTTGAAAAATGGGCTGGGGTTTTTGATAGGCATACCATCAATATTTGCCTTATATTCCATGTTTTCTTCGGGAGTTCCAACACCACCGTAATATTCGTCGTCTGATTCAACATCGTTCAATTTATCATCCGTTTCATCCACAGCAACGTCTTCGTCATAGTTATAATCAAATTCATCTTCGAAATCTAGACCGGTTGGTGGGCGTGAGTCCGTTTCTACGGGAACATCTTCTTCCTCATCCTTTTCCAAATGAAATTGCATGGGTTTATATAATTCTATGGCGGCGATGGCGGGTGCAATAACAGTTTCCACTTCATCCAATACAACCTTTTCAGAAACACGAACCTTGGTCTTAAATGTTTTTAGTTTTGGCGCAGAAATAGTAACTGTTTTAGGTTTCTGAGACAATCTCAAAATAGTATCGATATATTGATATATGATGTCTAGATATCTCGGCGACGATATAGACTGGATTTCGACGACAAGTTCATTTTTAAGTGGTCTCATTTGAAATTCAGTAGGAAATCCGGGATTGTCTATAACGCGCCGGTTTAATACTTGGAACTGAGAACGAAATTCACCATATAATGATATAGCTTCTTGTTCGGTAATATCAAAATTGTCTACGAGACCTTGAATCACATCTTCGGAATTCCCGGTTCGGTCATATATCTCGCGAATAACAGAAAATTTCGCATCCATTTCGCGATAATTTCGAACGCGCTTGAAACGCATCTTGGCTCCCTTAGATACATCTGTGCTAGTGACGTCAAAAATCTGCGTAATATAGTTGAGTTGATCTTCCAAATTTACTCTATTTTCTATGGGTAAAACGGCCTGATAAGTAAACAGCGTTTTATACACATGAAATCCATAGATACCGTCGAAACCATAAAGAGTGTAGCCGGATGGGTTCAATATATTATTCATTTGAGTAATAATGGGCGCGACATGGGAGATAAGTAATTTGTCTAATGCATCGACGGATACGGGGGACGCGAAAGATCCCGTTATTTCGATTTCCGAGTTTGTATGAATATTTACGTAAATGGGGTGTTCGGCGTGAATATAGATGGATATTTGGCGACCCTTTCCGGTTTCTCGAGACAATCGCATGATGACGGATTCGGATAACAAGGGGATTTTTCGACCATCGGTGGAAATTTCGCTTGAATACAGGCGATACATATTTTCGCGTCTTGGACCAGGATTATATTTGATAAATGGTATTTGTTCAGTCGCATGTAAATTACGAAATAGAAGGTCCATCGGCAGAGCGTGTGAATAATCGCTCGCGCGAATCGTAAGTGAATATTCGCGTATACCGCGTTCGATATAGGGCAATTCAGAATTATTTTGGCGTGTCCAATAAATTTCGCGGAATGTATCAAGAACCAACTGTTTGCGCTTAAATTGGGTGCTATTTATGGGTATCGATGACTCGGCCGCAATATCGGCAGCAGAATTCGCCAATAGAGTTCGAGACGTCAACCCGCGTTTTTGTAAAAAGGGGAAATATAGATTGCTAAAATATTCGCCTGGGATATTCACTATTTCCGCGTGTGTATACACATTCTTGGCCAAACATACCATGATGTGTGTGGAATTCGTATAATCGAGCAATACCGATTTCTCAAATGTGAGAAGAATATTATTTTTGGTAGGTTCAAATTCGACACTTTGCGTCCAGAGTTGGTGGTGATACGGATTGCTAGGAAAGCGAAAATCATAAGATTCTTGGAAATCCATGCCGATTGGAACACAAATTTCGCGGGGTCCACTCTTGGCTATAGCCATCCAATCGTCATAATTAAATACGTCTCGGGTCAACGTGTGAGTCGCGTTATAATTTGCCTCCAAAATATACGGATCAGCGTTAATATTGGTAACATATTGAAAAAAACGCTCCTTGGTCAGGGGGATAGTTTCATTGTTCGTAGCGTCTTGATAAAGTTTCACCATATCTAAATCTTTCTTAGCATTACCAAACAAATACAGCTCGTCGATAGATAGGGAATATTCACCAGCTTCGGATTTTGCATGAAACTCGGTAAGTTCGGCCACAATCTTTTGTTTAATTTCGTGTATGGTATCATCTTGATGAATTAAGCGAGAAGAAAATACAACATCAACGTTCTTTTCTTTGTAATAAGCCAATTCATTATCGCTAAATAGGCTGGTCATATGTTCTACAGAGCACATTCCCGCACAAAATACAAATAGGCGCTCGACCTCTCCCTGCGCATTTAATATATGTATTTTATATGCCTGATTCAACGGTATAGGCACGATGATATCTGTACTCATTTATATACTATAAAATGATGTTTTTATAGTATAGATGCGGCATATAGTTCATGAGTTCTAGTTGTCGTAAAAAGGATTGTCCTTAATATTCATTCCGCAATATTCCGCGGGTTTTGTTTTGTAATCAACCGGCAAATGAATATTAGCATCCTTCGCATTTTCTAGTAAAAATTTGAAGTTGTCCCAGAACTCGGTTTTGTGTCCAATTGACTTTGTGCAAACATGTGCTAATTCGTGTATAGCTACAAACATCAAAGTATGTTCATCAATCATATTAGATACACCCTCTCGTTTGGTATTCAAACAGAACGCAATTTTTTCGCCTTTATTCTCACTAAACGCGGTAAATTCACTTGTTGGGAGGGTTTCCATAACACGCTGGGGGTTGTATCCCTCGACGAGACGCTTCACATTATCTTGATCGCCGTGTTTTTTGTGGACATAGTCTACCAATTCCTTGCATTTTACTGTAATTCGTGCGAGCATATCTGCTGCTTCTTGGAGTTTTTCGCGTTCACGCACACAGTATTTATTTCCGTCCACGGTCGAAACAATACATTTCAATTGAAATGCATCGGAATCGTAATATATATATCCACAAATGACTAGAATACCTAGAATCAGTGTGTATATAAACATATCTATTTTATCCATTTATGAGTATATATATACACTCATAAAATCAAAACAAAGTATTATTTGTTTCTAAACTCCTTTGACCGCGTCTTCGGATTTCACTCTGAAAATATTTAGGGGGCGCCGCAGCCGAGTTCAAGAGGGACACGTGCTAGATCGGGCTCGTATGTGCTATTGTTCCAAGGTCCAACATTCTGTTTTGCAATGGTAGGATCAGAACGAAGCTGTAAGTTCGCGTTCTTCATGGTTTGTCCGATAGTATCAAGGCCAATGCGTGATACAGCGTTGAGCAAGTCGGGCATTTGTTGACCATTTGAGCTGTTAACGGGATTTAACTCACTCCACTTGCTATTGTCGTCGCGAGGGAGGAGCTCGTCGGGATTGTTAGTAGGAGCGGCCTGGTAATCAGAAGCACCTGCGGTCGATTCGACGGATGCAGAGGCATCTCCGAACTTCGACGGGCTCAATTTGTTCACGGGAGGAGTAACCGTAGACATGACGTTACCGTCAGAATACATACCATCCTTTACCGCGACCTTGCCGTTTGAATAAGACATGACGGAATAAAGCATAATACAGACAACAATGGCTACAAACACCCATTTAGCATTTTCAGATTGGACGAAACTAGTCAAAGCCTTAAACATTTTCGTTTATATAAACCGTGGATAAAATTTTTACAGAACTATAGTTAGAATTCATGATATTACTAAATATATACGTCATTGGAAACTCCTTCGACTAGCGTATTCGGAGTTCAATCCAAAAACTTCGGCGAACGCCCGTGTTTTCATCCAAACATCGATGTTAGTACCCAATTTAACACCCCCTTCGAATTTTTGTTCGTCGCGTTTCACCTACGTTTTTATCAATTATCCATCGCGATTAATGTGCGACAGAATCGGCATCTAATATATTATTAAAAAACCGATCCTCCTCATCACTTTCGATATCATCCAGATCATATTTTGTTTTGATTTCTCTTGCCTCTAAATAAGATTGTAGCGCTAGATTTCGTGATATGCGGGCCTTTTTGCGTGCCTCCTTGTATAGTTCATAATACACATCGTTTCTAGATTTGATAGTTACATTTTCAGTTTCTGGAATATCTTCTAAATTAAGATTCATTTCAAATTTATGCAGTTCACTAAATGGGTCGGAATCCATTTGCGACACATTCGATCTTATATCGATATTTGCGAAAGTATTATATGCATCGGGAGTAGCACCTGCTATTTTATTAGCATCTTCGGAATTCAATCCGTAAACTGCGGTATTGTTCCGCTCTGTTGTATCCACTAAAGTCCGTCGGCTAACAGTTTCGACGTTCAATCGTTCACTTTTGCCTTCGTCTACAGATCGATCAAGCGTCGAGGGGGCAGAGCCACTCGATTTACTAACAATAACACATTTTTCGAATATATCTACAGGCGATAACGTCAACATTTGTTTCATATCAAATTCGATTTGAAAACTACGTGCAGAACATTTGATGCCTTGTACTTCTAAAATAGTAACAATATTGGTATTGTCTGCGATTGTCTCGGGGTCGACTTCTTCCTCGTTTTCGTTGTATATCTTGAGATTGATTTTGCCTAAACGTGTAGGAATGTTTGCTCTAGTTAAATAATTTTTGCCGGATTTGTAAAGTTTTAAAGGGGATGCAAAATAGTTTTCAATATCGGACAGTTCCATATCTGATTCGAACCACTTTGCGCGATTTTCATAGATTTGTTTACATGTATGCGCTTCTAAATCCTCCATCCACTTGATTAAATGAACATCTTGGTTTGAAAACATGAGATCGCAATGAGCGCGTTTATTCGATTTGGTTATCGTCCCGCGTGTTAAACATTTTGGTGGTTGTATATAAAGTGGCGAACCATTTACCGAGTATTTAATGAAATGGTTTCCGCCTGCGATAATGGTGGGTGGCGTAAGCATGAGTTTATCAAATGGAAACGATGCATCATTTATATTGTAGATACCGTTCATCGCAAAGCAATTATAATAATTTTATCGCATATTTCAAATAGCATTAGTTTACGCGCTGTGGATGGAATACTTATGTTCACTCCATTCACATCCGCGTTCCAGTCGCTCTACTTCGGCTCCGCCGACGCTTCAAACTCCGATGAATATAGTCGAAATAGTTCGTAAAAATACGGTAGGTTCCTTCTACACATATATCAAAAAATAGTAAATGAAATCGATACGTGATAGTTGCATCCAAATGTTGCAAAGTGAAGATACTCGCAAAAATTTGCGCGAAGTTGTAAAGCCGATAAGTAATATGATTTATAATGAAGTGTATCCGTACATGTGGTTGTTATGTATTTATATTGTCGTTGTTACGTTTATTATCTTGGCGAATTTATGGCTATTGATTCGAGTATTAAATCAACTGGGTGGATTATACGTATCTTCCGAAACTCCTATCATCATTTCGTCCTGAGTTTTTGTAGAAAGGTATAAATATAAAAATTCATTTGTAACGAAAATACAAATGGACGAAAACGTAGGTGATGCGAAGCGAACCGCGGTTTTTGGATTGAACTCCAAAGACGCTAGTCGAAGGAGCTTGGATTCGAACAATAATGGCGAACAAATCCTTCGGTTGCCGCAATCTGAGTTAAATCGATCGCCCCTATCTGTAGCTTCTCGAGGCGATCTTACTACAAACATAAAAAGGTGGGTTCAATTGGACTCCCAACTTAAATTGATTAACGAACGAACCAAATTAATGCGCGACGAACGAAGTAATTTATCGAATGAAATTTGCAAAGGATTGGATTCGGCGGGAATTGCGAATCGAAAAATTATTCTCCCCGACGGCGACTTAAAAGTCTACGAAAGGAAGGAATATTCACCATTAACATTTGGTTTTTTAGAACAACATTTAGGCAAAATTATGACGGATCCGCAACAAGTTAGTTTCGTCATTGATTATTTGAAACAACAACGGGATATTACGGCGACACCCGATTTGAAACGTAGTTACACGCGTTAATCATGGGTCGCTCGATTAACACCTACGTTTCCCGTCCGAACACAAGTATCTAGTGATATTCTATATAATATGATTTCATCTGAAGGGTATCCGACATATTGCGCGGGCGGAAAATGTATATATCCATCAAGAAATGCGATTCGTCGTATGGAACTGCCCGTAAACAACGAATATGATGAAAATTATCGCGAAGTATATGGAGATCAAAGTTCGCAATTTGAACGGTTTCGTGATTTAGGCATACCGATGTTTGTATTGCAATTTAAATCAAAACACTGCTCGGATACGACCAATCAAATAAATAGTGAAGAAGCCCCGGTGATATCTGATGAGATGTTCAATCGGTTATTCGATATGATTGGTAATACGCAAGAGAAAAAATACACATCTAGAAATTCAAGACGCCGAAGAAAAAATGCGAAAAAACAGACGAAGAAGGAAAAAGATTCGGCTTCACGTAAAAAATAAGGCGTCAAATTGCCTCCCTTTTTATAACACATCTGTTCAAACTCACCCATATTTTCAACACACATCATCATGCGTGTTGAATGGCGTTTTTAGGGCGCTTCACGCGCACAGATTTTGTAGGATTAAACATACAGCATATTGCTTTCATGGTGAGTTGTGGTTCTCTAGTAAAATGCATAAATTTCGTTAACGTTTCCATTTTCTGTTCGTCTGGTTCGTATCCATATTCTTCATAAAAGCGTTCGATACAGTCATCGTTTGGGAAATCTACGCGACAGTTTTCATTATCGATCACGCCGTCATATTCCGCGATTCGGTTTGCCCAGATGGGCGAAAATGATGCGAAATATAGCCAATTATGATCTGTGCGATGATATTCACATAATTTGGTGTGAGGAATATTGTTATGCGAACTTTGAAATAATTCCACCAAATCTTTACGTGTCGAATATGTGCATACTTTCTGCAATATTTTTCGAGCAGGTAATCCAATATCATAATTTTTGAAGACATTTTGATATTTTAAAAGCGCATCTGGTGAAATGCGGATTATAATGCGCGTTTCGTCGACACATTCTACATCGGCGTCTGCACGCTTAACCGTAAAATCTTGCACGACAAATTTTCGAGGAGCGGCCGTCATATTAACAGCCATACTCGCGGCTATATGTGCGCCCTCCGAAATAGATGCGGCCATTTTTCGTAAAATCGGTTCCAATCGGGGATTCTTTGATCGAAAGAATTCGATATAGAGAACGATCAAATATTCGGCCAATTCTTCTTCAAATCCGGAATAATACATTTCGCAAACCCAAAATAGAGTCTGGTCAACATCTTTATTCAGCACGGACATCATCAATGATGCCCACACATCCTCTTTAATATATAAATAGCGCGTTAAAATGAACACGGGTGGTAACATTATATGTTTTGATATAGAATGTTATTCGGTATTGTATGTATTTCAGTATTCAATTTTATCCATATTTTTTAGCGAAAATATATGTGAAGCGAATCGATCCGTAGCCAAAGGAGTTTAATATCTAGACCAGTTATTTAAATTAAAGCTATTCAAGTTAACACTGTCGCGAACCTTGGAATTTTTATCTTCGGTTAAGTCGACATTAATAAGATCATACGGTTGTTCGTATTTTGGCGGGACCCAATTAGCGGGCTGCTTGGGTTTCGCACCATAGCAGTTTGCGCCAAATCGCACATATGGATTAGCAATGTAACCACCATTTATACCTGGACGACCACATGCATGCTTTGATTTGGGGTTCTGTTGCAGTTTTGACCAGGTTGCTTTTTGCGTGGGGAAATACGCCATTTGCCCATCAGACCATCCGTAGTTGCACCATTCACCGCCGTTTTGGTAGGAATTTTCAATCTGATCGTATGTAGCTAACGTCGCATCGAATGCTTTGCATACTTCCTGTGCTTCTTCGTATGTATACAAGTTATTTGATACGTTAAATACTTGATTTGTATCATTGCACGATGCTGGGCTACTTACAATATTATTCGTAGTGGTCGTTGTGGTGGTTGATGACGAGGACGGCGCGGCTTTTGGTGAAGCGGTCTTTGCGGAAATCGAATCGTATATGGACGACGTGGACGGTTGTGCGTTTTTCAAATAATTCATAAATGTATTATTAAACAGTAAACTTATTATTGGAATACCAAGAACATACTTAAAAAAGAAAATAATCGCAAATGTAGCATAAAATATCCATACTTTGTGTTCAACTAGATTAACTAGTGCTGGACTCGTTCCGGGAGCCATGGGCACTCGTAAAATATATACGAGTATAAAAAATATGATAGTAAACCAGACAAGTTCAAACAACGACCATGGATCATCAAGCCATTCTTGTGTCCAAGAGATAAAATAGCCAAGAATATTATCCTGATCAGACGCCTTTAGACTTGAATACCAATATACCATATATAATATCAAACTCACACCTAAAATAATATCGATCGTTCGACTATATCCCATTTGTGCAGCGGATGCTAGTCCTGGATCGCGCGTTGCGAAAATAGCGGCGCCTAGTTTATATACTATATATGATGCGAACACCCAAAACAAAATGGAGAATGTTGTCGAGTTAAAAATTTCATCCAATACCTGTTTCGATTTTGCATCACTCGAGCCCGTAAATGGAACAGATGCCGCTGGTGATGATGCAGTTGTTGTAGTTGTAGAGGACGAAGATGAACTCGTCGTTCCGGCGGCACATGTGCCCTTCGCCGTTGACGATTGAGAAGAAGCTGAATTGTTCGCCGGTGCCGCCGAAGCCGAATTGCTTGCGGGTGATGGTGAAGATGAATTGCTTGCAGGTGATGGTGAAGCCGAATTGCTTGCGGGTGCAGGTGTAAGTGTATATGTGCCGGCTGGAACCGGCGATGATGAATTTCCTATATTCGAGAATCTGGCTCCCATATTTTATTTACTAGTTGTTTATATAAGAAAAGGATATATTTTATATAAACAATTATGAAGATGTTATAACCTACATTCCCCTCCAAAACTATTTCGACGAACGTCTTCTCCGTTCACGAATAATGCTAAATATAAACTCCTTCGGTTATCATCGACGGAGTTCAGTCGCTCACCTTCGCCTCATCCCAAAAAATCATCGCTTGCGATAAAACATACAATATGCCTTGGTAGACACAATCTTGTTTTCGGAAATGTTGCGCTCAACTTGTGTATCATTATAGTGATTCCATTCGCCCTCGCGGGTTTTAACATAGGCCGTATAATGCCCACCCATTGTGCCGCCCGTATGATTACACACTGCGTATAAATCATACACGTATTGTTTAGCATTATATCCACTAACGTATTTTGATAAATTTAGACCAGTTAACGGAAAATCAACAACATCTTGACGCTTCCGGCCACCATCCGCCGAAAACCGTTTTAATGTGATGACTAATATTTTAGGGAAATTCCAAAATGTGATTCTCTTGCGCACGTCTTCGCGCGCTTTGGTCGCTTCATTAAACCACGCATTTTCGCCTTCCATGGTTTCATATGCAGTAAATGCGTCGAAACAATCATACAATGTTGATGTTTTATTGGGTATTTCTAAATCTAGAATAAAATAATTTTCCGGGTTTACAGAATGAATCGTCGTTCCGGATATAGAAGACAATTCGGAAACATAAATTCCATAAAACATTTCCATAATTTCGGAATATTCAGACGAATACGTTTTTTTTAACATATTGTAACACGCGGTCGCTAATTTGTCCGTATCATTTTCGATTTTCCCATTTATTTTCATTTTTACAGATCTGGAAACCGTATTGTGCATGCAATCAATTAAAAACAATAAAAATTCGGGCAGATCATTTTGTGCCCAGCCCGTAAACATATCACGATCTTTTTTTCGTGCAAGCTGTTGAACATGATGAACAAACCGATTCGGCGATACTACCCCATTTTGTGACCACATAACATCGCGTAGATTATTCCATTCTGCAATGAGATTGTTCTCATCTGTCGAATGTTTTAACGCGCGTTCAAATTTATCGGTCGTTAATACCGCCTGTAATTCATGTGTATGACTTAATGCTTGGACACACGAGTTTAAAAAACACGTATTCCCTAAATTGGCCAATCCGGTTCGACCATCGCCTTTTGATAATGTGGTCATTTAACGGAATATATTATTTAAATTAATATTATATAGAGCTTACTCTTTATATAGTAATAATTGAATGGACAATAACACCATACCGGCTCAGCTCACGCCGGATAATACAACCCAAGAACAATATACGGGTGAATTTATGCGACAACATAGGCTTACACTAGATACGATATATGATATGTCCGTGCACTATAATCAAACTGTGCACGAGTATACAACAAGTATGCGTGAATATATGGGATCAAATAATTATTCGTCTACGGTGATCTCACAATACAATCATAATATACAAGGGTTTAATACAAACATGCGTGAATTAATCCGTAGTTTACAAACATCACAGGCCACAACTGCACGATCATTGCAACAGCCCCGTTTCGGAAGATCGAGTAACCCACCGAGATCCACACGTGCGCCTACTGCGAGATTCCCCCCGACGCAGCATCTTCGCACTGAAAGTGCACCTCCCATGCCGGCGGCAACCTCCCCAATACGTTCACCTACAACTGTCGCCGATAATATGTGGCTATTCACATATTTACTTCAACCAACTGAGCAAGATACATCGCCATTAACGGCGGAAGAGATATCATCGGCAACAAGAACGTATGGTTATACTGCCGAATTGTCTGTAGATTTGAGCGGTAATCAGTGCCCAATTTCATTGGACCATTTTCAGGTGGGAGACGTTATATGTAAAATAAACGGGTGTGGTCATGCATTTAAACGCCGTGCACTTATGCAATGGTTTAGACGTAGTTCGAGTTGTCCGGTATGTAGATATAATGTTCGCCAGCCCGTAAATAATACGGATCCTGTGAATCAACCCGAAACAACAGGGGAAACTGATTTGAGCCAATCATTAAATCAACTTATACGGACTTGGTTAGAGGGTGCGATTAATTCAAACTCGAATACAAATATGTATCAGTTTGATATATCAACGAATATAATCAATAACGCAGGAAGGACCGAAGAAGCTAGTATACCCGACAATAATTCGACCATAGAAAATGATGATAACGAGGATATAAATGACGATTTATCTGTAGATTAGTCTTGTATGAAAACATAGGTGATTCGAACCAAAGTTTGCGTGAGAATGATAAATAAAAGGTGTATAAATAATACAGCATTTATTTCTATAATTAAAATTATGTTTAGTTGGTTTAAATCAAAATCCACTAAAAAAGTAGGGTTTGAAGATGTATTATACGCGATAAATAACCCAACACGTTTTATTATTCTGAATACTCTTGTGCCTGAATTGCAAAATTGTTTAATAAAAGGAACACTCAGATATGAAATCGAAGAACAAACAATAAACGACTGTTTGAATCATTCTTCAAAATTGTATCCAACATTGATTATATACGGAAAGAACTCAACGGATGCTACGGTAGACAGTAAAGAGAAACAGTTAGAAGAGCTTGGATTTGAAGATGTATATGTATATAGCGGTGGTATGTTTGAATGGCTCTTATTGCAAGATACATACGGTTTAAGTGAATTTCCAACAACTGGCCGTGCAAGTGATATTTTGAAATATCGCACACCAGGTGCATTACATCGTCCAAGAATCGCAAACTAGTGGACGAAAATGTAGGCGCTAGCCGAAGGAGTTTAATAATTATATGGTTCGATTGAGAATTTTTCGCCAATGCGAAATTCGAGCGCAACACTGCATTTCAAGAGTTGGATATAGTTGTTTCGAATAATCAGTGATAAAGAGCCCGTGATCATTGTGTCGAAATACGCGATTGTCGAATAAACGAATTGCGTCGTCAAATGCTTCTTCAATACTACTATTATGGGTGGACATTTGATATATCATACATCGATCAAAATCATATGCGCACAATAAATCGGCCTCTCTTACAATATGGTATGCGCGCTGATATTCACCGAGTGATGGAAACCCGTGCTGTTTTACTTTTGAATAAGACATGGTAGATATAATATCTCGAACTGCGTCTATATCTGACGAACTTAGGCCCATGTTTTCACGGAAGAGAAGCTGTTCAATTTCATATAACCCGACTTCTACATCCATATATTTTTTATCACATGCATCGTGAACGATGGATGCGACATAAATAACCTTTTCGTATTTTGCGAGGTCCGGATATTTTTTTAATTCACTCTCATATATTTTATTCGCATGCAATAAGATGTTGAATGCATGAGATAATCCATGTGATTCGTCTATATTATGTTTTGCGACAGTATATATGACGAATTTAAATAGTTTTGTGAATAAAGACAAACCCCATCGGCTATCGTTGGCGGAGTTCAATCCGGAAACTGCAGCTTGCTTCTCTTCATCTACGTTTTCATCCATAGTGTGTATACATATTACAGTGTTTATATACAATGCAAAAAAAGTAATAAAATTGAACTATGCGAGAGACAATCTATATAGAGTAACTCTAGTAAATATACTAATTAACAATCAAATATGGACCTCACGCAAAACAAACTTTCCAGGGCAGAATGGACGAATATTGAAGTATCTGTATCGGATGCAGAAAAAACGATTCTCAAAATGATTATTGACGGGTATCATAACGTGAATTTGCGGCGTAACGATACGCTGTCTATGCGAATCACAATGAAGCTCGAAGATACCATCAAGGGAATTGACGAATATTTATATCAAGAATATTTCGAAACCATCGTAAATGATATGATATCCAAATATGGTGAAATCGAACATGCAGCAGGCGCCGGCGCACCGGCCGACAATAAAAAGTCGTCAAAGAATAAGAAGATTACATTGAGATCAGGTGAGCTCATTCGAATCAATTCTATCGATAAAAAACTCGACACGAAACGAGGAGCAATTTTCGAATACATCTTGTTGGACTTTTGCCGTGAAATTTTGAAATCACTTCATGCGAATAATGATCAATATGCATTTCATTTATACACCATGATGCAGGTCCGTCGCGCAACAATATCCGGCATGAATCCACATGTGCTGAAATTTGTGGATTCTGTAATCAACCACAGCGTCGAGCATCTTCACATGTCCGATGTATTATCGCAAGCATATAAGTTTATTGAGAAGAATCCGCACTTGTTGAAATACGAAGACAAAACTCTGTTCGAACATCAAAAGCAGATATTTACCGCATTTCGATATAAACCGCCCGCTAATACCAGTATGGATTCCAAATTAGAATCCATGGCCTTGGTCCCATCCAAACTTGTGTTGTATACTGCGCCAACAGGCACTGGTAAAACATTGACTCCTCTCGGATTATCAGAGGGTTATCGAATCATATTTATATGTGCAGCACGTCATATTGGTCTAGCGTTAGCAAAATCCGCGGTCTCTATGAATAAACGTATAGCCATCGCTTTTGGATGCGAAACGGCCGACGATATTCGATTGCACTATTATGCGGCGTCAGATTATACTCTGAACCAACGAACCGGTGGAATCGGGCGGGTAAACAACAGCGTTGGCGACAAGGTTGAAATTATGATTTGTGACGTGCAATCCTATTTGATCGCAATGCATTATATGTTAGCGTTCAGCCCAACATATGAGGGCGATAAGGATAATGTTCGCGCGGACACAGATTTGATTACATATTGGGATGAACCAACTATATCTATGGATTATGACGAACATCCATTACATTCTACGATTCAATCCGTGTGGCGTGAAAATCGTATTTCAAAGATCGTGCTGTCTTGTGCGACATTACCGCACGAGGATGAAATTACGGATGTATTGGGCGATTATCGTGCAAAATTCGCAGGTGCTAAAGTGGAAACGATATCGAGTCACGATTGTCGAAAGTCGATCGCATTATTAAACCCGGATGGAAAATCGGTCGTTCCACACCTATTGTATCGAGATTACGAAGAATTACAGAAATGTGTAGCACATTGCATGAAAAACAAAACAATGTTGCGATATTTCGATCTTTCTGAAGTGACCAGATTACTGTATGTTGCGAATAACACTGAAAATGCATTGGCCGAACAGTTTAATATGGAGACATATTTTGAAGAAGGTATTGGATCGATTACAATGAATAGTATAAAAATATATTATCTATGTGTATTGCAGAATATTAACCCAGAATGTTGGGTTCAAATATATGATCAATTGTCTAGCGAACAACGACCAAAATTCGCGGCACATGCTTTGCGAAAGACGACTAGTTTACAAGGCGGGTCTACTTATAAAACACCAAATGCGGGAGAGAAGATCACGCGAGTGCTAAGTGTAACCGCGCCAGTTCAAGATAAAAGCCCGCCTACACAAACGATGCCTACCGGAGTATCTATCACCACGTGCGATGCACATACACTAACCGATGGACCGAGTATATTCTTGGCCGACAATGTCGAGAATATTGGTCGATTTTATATTAAAACTTCTCAAATACCAGAGCGTGTCTTCAAAGGAATTTCTGAAAATATTGCGCGAAACAATGTGATACAGAGGAAATTGTCGCAGGTTGAACAGCAACTCGAAGACAAAGAGGCCGCACAAGAAGCGAAAGAGCCGGGCTCTGGTAAGGGAGACAATAAAAAAAACGATCATAAATATAACCGTGATGTGCAAGTAGTATCAAATGGGAATCTGCATAAACAATTGGGCGAATTACGTGCGTCGATTCAGCCAGTAAATCTGGATCATATGTATATACCGAATACCCATAGACATCAGAGTGTGTGGGTTCCGGGTGGTAAAGAAATACCCAACGCCTTTGTTCCAAGAATTTCGGACGAGGATGTTTGTGAAATTATGGCTCTCGAGGTAGACGACGACAAGAAAATATTGTTGTTGCTCGGGATCGGTATGTTTGTCGATGAAAAAACGGCAAATCCTAGATATATTGAAATTATGAAGCGATTGGCGAATGAACAACAATTGTTTGTAATTTTAGCATCGTCCGATTATATTTACGGAACCAACTATCAGTTCTGCCATGGATTTATCGGAAAGGATCTAAAACAAATGACTCAGCAAAAGACCATTCAGGCGATGGGCAGAATTGGTAGAAACCAGGTCCAACAGGATTACACGATTCGATTTCGCGACAATAGTATGTTACAGCAATTATTTCAAACACCTGCTGAAAATAAGGAAGCGGTTGTTATGTCTAGATTATTTGGATGAACTCTGGTCGAAGTGTTCTATATTATTCTAACATGGGATACCCAAATAATTCAAAATCGCGACGATAATATTCGTTTATTAGTGCGATCGACCGCTTGTTCAAAGCAGCACTGTATTTTGTTTCTTTTGATTCGATAACATATTTTGAGGTTTGCAGATTATAATTAAAGTCGACAAAGCCTAGGTGTTTCATATCAGCAGTGAGCGTTTCAGTTCGAAGTATAATAATGTTTTCGATCAATTCTCCACGTTCGTTTGTTACAAATAGATATTGTGGTATTTTATGGTTATCAAAAGTATCATCTTTTGCTAAATATTTTTTTAGTTTATCAAACACCGTCTTTGGTTGATGTATTGTAGTTTCATTGATAATATCATTGAATAATAAATCGGACACAACTCTGTCGTAAGGATTGCGCACAATGGTTATAATTTCACATTCATTCCGCTGGTATAGATTATCAGATACAATGTTGCGCTGTGTATCATTTTCCCATAAAATACCCTTGTATTTTTGCATTTCACGCCACGTTAAATGCTGAAGTGAATGACTAAGAGTATACGAGAGTTCTACCTGTTTGAATGTGCGATATTCGAGTGTAGCTACTTTGGGACTTCCTGGACGATGATCTTCTTCGCTATTCGCACTCGCATCATCCATATGTTGTATTGCTAGATGGGGTGATAATGTGCGATTTAACGCCACCTTTCGTTTATCGGTTGTTTTCGCCTTTATATTCGCAGCCTGTGTTTTCCATGCGCGTCGGTATTTGTCTACTTCATGTTGGATGGTATTTGGATAATACCTGAAATATAGACTGCTTGGCTCTAAAGCCGTTTTCGTGCGCAGACTAAGATATTTTTCAACACTTGTCCCGCCGGTTTTGGGTATATGTATTAATAATATCCGGTCCTTTTTAAAATAAGGCATTTATTTGTTAAAATATAATTACATTTGATTCGATGTAATTATAACACATCAGTGCTTCGTTATCTAACAATACTTAATGCATAGGGATTTCCTTTGAGCACGCTCAAAACATCGCCATTCGAACGATCTGCCTGCATCCCGCTATACAATTCTTGTTTACCTTGCAGTCTGCCCATATTATCCAATCCCGGAGGTTGACGAGACATTACAGGGACGGGTGCACGATTGTTAGACAAATGACTGGTTCGGTCACCAGTTTGAACATTTATTTGATTATTCATGACCGCGGTATTCCCCTTCACAAGCCGTCCATTAATTGTAGACGATTTTATATCATTATTACGTTGTCTATATTCGGCATCGTAAGGACGAGCTTCGCGTGTTCCATCGCCCGCAGAAGCGTTTCCTGCATAAAAACGATCAGATTGGGTCATACGGTTGTTCGATATTGGTTGCACATCAGATACAGTGTAGCCACCCTTGTTCATTTCGTTCGTGCCTGCATTTAAATGGAATTTCGATTTCTCGGTGGTTTCACGTATTGTGGTTCCAAGACGATCGGCCGGGTTAAAAATATAGGATTGAGGAACCTTTGAACCGGCATTTTGATATGGTCGCAAGTTACCTATCGTATTTTCCTTGCGCGATGGTCGTAAAATATCTAACAACGGCGATATGACGGATCCAATTGCGCCACCAACTACACCAAAATAGTCGGTTTGTTGATTCGCCGATCGATTGTTCACATACGACATCTGCGATTTTGCACCATAGTCGGCGTCACTTAAATGACCCTTCCCTACAGCAGATGATACTGCGACCGGGACCGAACCAAGATTGTTTCGCGTAGACGGCATGTATTCTCCGTCAACAAACATACCAGGATTTTGCGATGTGGCCGCACCTGTATAATCGGTAGTCGTTTCCGGGCGGTTTGTATATCGATCCTCTTGAATTGGACGAAGCGTAACGCCTTTCTCCGCTCCAGTAGTGGTCATTAACCGATCTTGTCCCATTTCAAATGCGCGTTCAACGCGATTCTTTTCCATCGCGCCAATTGTGCCCATTTCCTTAATGCTGCTCATAGCCGGTCCTTCGTGTCCGTATAGGGCAATACCTGACGCCTTTCGGTGATTATTTGTGCGCAAATCATCAATTGTTTTGGGCATCCAAGCCTCTCGGTTTAACATACCAGAATTATATCCAGCACTGCCTTCGGTATTGTAACCCAGGCCTACACCAGGTCCGACCTTTTCCTGCTTAAATGGAAGGACGTTCGACATTTTCATTCCGGGGTTCACGCGAGATTGCATAAAATCCGTCTGATTCGGTGTCCCATATGCCCATTGATAATTATCATTGGGTGCGAACAGAGGAGCCTGTTCGGTTTTATCGACATGTTGAGAACCTTTTCCTAAATAGTTGTCCATTAGGCCCTCATTCTGGTTCGCATGAAAGTCGCGCGTTGTTACTTTGCGTCCAAAAAACGGGACCATGTTATTGTGACGGAAATAATCACCTTCCACCATATCTCCGGTTAAAGAGCGGAATTCGGCTCCATCCGATACTACCGGTGGAATAGCGGCCACACTGCTGCCGTTGTTCCAGCGATTTGGATCGTGAATATCTTTTGGATTAGTTGGTCCAAAATATTTGTCCGTATATGCCGTCCCACTGTAACTACTATTGTGCGATAATCGTTCGGTATTGTCTAATGGAGGAGACCTTACCGGAAACTCGGTTGGATAATTTACATTGTGCAAATTCGTATTGGGTAAATCCTTGTAGCCCTTAAATCCCTCTTCGTATTCTTCATCTGAACAATATTCGCTATTATTTTTTTGCTGCTTAGAAGCCATATATAATCCGCCCATTGCGATTAGGGGTATCGCTAATTCCATTGTATATAGTAATCTTATATACAATAGATATAATAAAATCATTTATATTCGAACACCTACGACAATGCTTCGCATGTATCCGGAGTTCGGTTAATGTTTTGATAAATAATAATCAACAGAGGTCGGATTCGCACGACTGTTATCAAAAGAAACAGAGACTGATGGTTTGTAATAATCTTTCTCTAAAATTCGGGTTTGAATATTGTCGTGGAAAGGTTTTTCTAAGTTTGCTTGTGGATTAATAATCGGCATTTCCCATCGTGGATGTTCTAAATCGCGATATCTCCAAGCAGGATGACTTGCTCGACTTTCCTCAACAAATGATTGATTTGTCGCGTATGTGATTTGAGACGTTTGTGCCTTGTGGTCCTTATATTGATTCGTTTCTATGTTATCTCGCTGAAGTGGACGGGACAACCCAATCAAATCACTTTCAAGGTTCACGGTGTTTGTTCTTAAATTCGCACCCCATTTTTGCATGCGGATATGGGTATCGTCTTGGAAAGGCATCTCCGCTCCAGGTCCAGGGACGTCTAATTGATACCTCCCCGCATACGTCATTTCTTTCATTTGTTGTTGAATTCGTGCGTCGTCGTCATGGAACCGAGTAAAAGACATATAGAATGAGTTGTGTTATATATAAGTCACATATAAAAAACATACTAAATATAACCTCTTGCGACTATGCTTCACATGTCTTCGGACTTAGCGCACCAGTTTCAATTGATTATACGATTTGATTCAATTCTGCTTCTTTGCATCTACCATATGTTTTACGGTGCCATTGTGTAATACCGTGTTCCAATATACCATCCAAATGCTGTTTTGTGCCGTAACCTTGATTTTTATTTAGATGGTATTTATCATCTAATTCCGGATGTAGCGTGCACAATTCGTGAATATATTCGTCGCGTGCTACTTTCGCCAATATTGATGCAGCTGCGATGGCGGTATACTTATTATCTCCACCTTCAATTGTTTCGTGCGGGACCGTAAATAATTCTTCAGTGGTTTCATCAAATATTGAGTATGGGCGGAAATCATTACCATCTATTAGCAGTAATGTTTCTCGCGAATTTATTCCGTGGTTTGTAAATATGTCGCGAATCGCATTGTGCATGCCCCGATGAACCGCCTGGCGAATATTTATTTGATCGATCACATCAGAGTCGATATATTGTATCGACCATGCGATCGCATTTGCCTTTATGTAGTCCGACATTTCGCTAATTTTTTTCTTGGAATGAAAACGCTTGGAATCCTTCATCCACTGATGCTGAAATTCGGTTCCTTTAGGTAAAACGGCGGCCGCTACATACAACCGACCGAACAAGGGACCTCGCCCCGCCTCATCCACCCCAATTTCGAATGTGTTTTGTTCATTATAGAAAGCCGATAGCGACATTGTAATTTATATATAGCAAATCGTCTGCATTACATATCAATTTTTGACTTAGAATTTTTGACGAACATGTAGGCACTAGTCGATGGTTTCCGAGCGAACTCTGAAGACGATAATCGAAGGAGTTTTAGTGAAAGAGTTTGAATATTTTCGATATATAGAATATATCGGAAATAAATCATGAGAAGTATAAAACTAACGCCGTTTATTTTGTTTCTTATATTGTTGTTAGTTTTAGTCGTCGCTATGATATTTGGATACAAATCGAGCATGGTCGTTGAAGGTAATAGTAATGCATGGGAACCGGTTACCGCGGCTACCCAAACCGTTGCGGCATATAGCAGCAGTAATAAGTTAACAACTGTTTTAGCGGATGCTGATGCTACATTTGTGTTCGATCCAAAAAATGGTAACCTTGTGATACAAAATACGGCTGCCCCTACAACATACACGTTATTAACACGCGAAAGCCAAGGGCAAACACTCTCTATCACAACCACCGCGACGCATACCGTCAATAGCACCATGGACGAATCATCTACACCGTGGAGTGCTTCGATTCTAACTAAGTATACCATATTGTATGCACCTGTAAACAAATCGACATTAATTATTATCATTAAAAACGACTCGGTCGAGACGATTTTTAAGAATACTGGGGATGTATCATCAATATTTACTCTTTCGAATAAATCAATCGGTATTTCAGGCACAACTGCGAATCCAAATAGATACACCCCTCCTTTCACACAGACTGCTGAAAAAATTAAACTGGATGGTAATGATGTGAATGCGATTAAGATCGCAGATAATTTGTATTATGAGAAAAATAAGGGTATTTGTGTAAAATCGCAAACTGGAACATTTAATACAGCAACCGAATATAAAACGGGTGTTTCGAAACAAACTCTAAACGGAGATGTCTTGGTTTTATCTACAATGGTTGATAACAAAATTGTGGTAAACCTCATTACAAAAGGAGGTATAACCCCCATATATACTTTAGCGTATAGTATACAACTTACAGAAGATGATGTTGATAAAAAAATTACCGGCGCCAACTCTGGAACGATTACTCTATCGGTTGAAACACCAGACGCAGAAAAATCATCCAATGATACAACTATGAACGCATTACTCGGTATAATTCGCGAGCAACTTGCTTCTGGACATAGCACATCTTCCTCTCAGACTGCGTCTTCCTCTCAGACTGTATCTTACGCCCCCAGTGTAGCTCAGGTTGCTACGAGTGGAAATGAATCTTGCTCCGACTCACGTTATATGTTAAAGACCGAGGTTGTTCCGCCAGTGTGTCCCGCATGTCCTGCATGCCCGGCATCGTCTGGTTGCAATTTATCCATTAGTTCGAATGGTGAAATCGTTGATTGTAACGGTAAAAAATACACCCCGTCTGATTTGTATAAAGCGGCCGGTTCGATGAGTTCTTCTCCCGGAACATGGGCAGGTGCGGCTGCGACAGGATTGCAGGAGACCGGAAATGTATTGGAGAAAACGGTCGATGCTGCAGGGAATACAATTACCAAGACGGTCGGAACGGCAGGCAATGTAGTTACTACTACCGTCGATACGGCGGGCAATATAGTTGGTAAAACCATTGATACTGCGAGCGATTTGGTGAAAGGAGCCGCGTCCGGCGTATCTGATATAGCATCGGGTATCGGAAGTGGACTCGCGAGTTTGGGTAAAGGAACAGCGGATGTGGTGAAATCAGTCAGTTCGGATGCGACTGGTCTTATTTCCGGCGCAGGATCCGGATTACTCGGATTGGCGGCAAATGCTCAATACTATCAACAACAACAGCAACAATCAGGATATCCTCAACCGCAACAACCCGGATATCCTCAGACGCAAGGATATCCTCAGCAACAACAAGGAGGGTATCCTCAGACGCAAGGATATCCTCAACCGCAACAACCCAGTTATGATTACGCATACAATAATGGCGGTTATAGTAATTATCAATCATGCAATTCCCAAGGTAGTGATTTTATGCCCATTACAAACGATTTCTCTCAATTCACATAAACTTCGACTAGCACATACGTTTTCGTAAAGATAGAGCCGAGGTTCCCCTCAATAATACAAATGATTCGTTTAATAATTTGTATTATTAAAAACAGTTAGAGTAGAACACATATATTATCTCAAATAAGTATGTCTACAAATTATCACACATCAAGCCGTTCACAACGAAAAGAGGACGACGATGACTTCTCCGCCGCATTGGAACGATCTTCTATAGTGAACGAAATAACCAATATATTATCATCTTTTGAAGATAGATGTTCCGACGTTCATTTCAAAAAAGGTATATATATATACGGTTCACCTGGATCAGGTAAAACTTTTTTCGTTACGAATTTGTTAACAAAACTGGGATATGATGTAATTACATATGATGCAGGCGATGTTCGAAATAAATCGTTGGTTGATACAATTACCTGTAATAATATATCAAATCGCAACGTCTTGGACATGATGAATAAAAAGGTCAAAAAAATTGCGATAGTAATGGATGAAATTGATGGGATGAACAATGGAGATAAGGGTGGAATCAATGCATTGATAAAACTCATTCGTCAGAAAAAAACGCAGAAACAGCGCTTGGAAAGTGTTACTCTTAATCCAATTATTTGCATAGGAAATTATTATATGGACAAAAAAATAAGGGAGTTGATGAAAGTATGTCATACATTTGAGTTAAAATCGCCGACTCGTGATCATATTGAACGATTATTAGAACGAAATATTTCGCGGTCTACGATTGATCCACACCGGGAGATGCTATTAAATTATATTCAGGGGGATATACGTAAATTATTGTTCGTTGAAAACCTATACGCGAATAAATCGCATCTGCTAACGGACGACATACTCCAAAATATTTTTCAGATAAAATCTTATAACGAAGATTCCAAGAGGCTTACATCGACATTATTTAATGAATATATACCGTTTAAAGATCACAACACACGTATGAATGATACTGACCGAACAGTCATTGCCTTATTATGGCATGAAAATATAGCAGATGCTTTAAATACAATGCCACAGTCAAACCAGTTAACTTTTTATGTGAAACTCTTGGACAATATGTGTTTTGCCGACTATATCGATCGTATTACGTTTCAAAACCAGATTTGGATTTTCAATGAGATGAGTTCATTGATTAAAACGTTTTACAACAATAAATTGTATCATAACACGCTTGCTAGTAATAAGCGCGCATTTCATCACGACGATATACGATTCACAAAGGTTTTAACGAAATATTCTACAGAATATAATAATCAAACGTTCATATCAAATATGTGCTTGGAGATGAATATGGACAAGACCGATCTCATCGCATTTTTTCAAGAATTTCGCACGTCGTGTATTTCAACCGAATCGACCGACATATTGACTATTTCCGAGAATTGTTCACAAATCGATGAGCATTTTGATGGATATAATATATCCAAATTGGATGTTCGGAGGATGTATCGTTTCTTGGACAAGACGTCAAAGAAGGATTTTGTGGTGGCTACCGATGACGACTTTTTAGAGTGAATATGATACATTTGGCTAGCACCTACGTTTTCGCCAAATGTTTGTGTTTCACCACCATATTATTATATTATATTTATATATAATATATTCGATGTCTTCGAAAACAATAGTTGAATATGTATGGATCGGCGGTGATTATGAACTGCGTAGTAAAGGTCGGGTAATGAACTGCCCGGTTAATTCGGTGAATGATTTGCCTACTTGGAACTACGACGGTAGTTCCACAAATCAAGCCGCCGGCCACGCATCCGAGATTTTGATAACCCCCCGAGCATTATTTAACGACCCTTTTCGCGGTGCGCCACATAAAATAGTTATGTGCGATACATTTAAACCTAGCGGTGAACCTGCATTGAACAACCACAGACAATGGGCGGCCAATATTTTTGACCAAGCTTTAGACGAAGAACCCTGGTTTGGTTTAGAGCAGGAATATTTCATGATGGATTCTATATCATTAAAGCCACTTGGATATGGTGAGGATAAAAAACAAGGGCAGTTTTATTGCAGCGCCGGCTCAGCAAATGCATTTGGACGTGAACTTGCCGAGGAACATTTGCGTGCGTGCATTGATGCAGGACTCACGATTAGCGGTATTAATGCCGAAGTTGCCGCAGGTCAATGGGAGTTTCAAATAGGCCCCTGTGTGGGCATTGATCAGGGCGACCATTTATGGATGGCCAGATATTTGTTGGAGCGCGTATCGGAAAAGCACGGTGTTGTTATAAATATCGAACCCAAGCCATTGAAGGGGGATTGGAATGGATCTGGATGCCATGCAAATTACAGCACAAAAAACATGCGTGAAGGAACCAACGATCGAACAGGCTTGGACTTTATATACGATGCGGTCGACAAATTGTCGCGTAACCATATGGAACATATGACCGTATATGGTAAGAATAATGACCAACGATTGAGCGGTGCACACGAAACGTCGCCGTATAATAAATTCTCGGTGGGAATAGGAAACCGAGGTTCCTCTATTCGCATAGGAAATGAATCAATACGAGATAAAAAAGGTTATTTTGAGGACAGACGCCCGGGTGCGAATTGCGACCCATATTTAGTAACGGGTATGTTATTCAAAACAACAGTGGTAGATTATTTGGAGCGAACCGGAGCGTTAGCAGAGACGAGCGACTTTAATACGGATGTGATCCAAGTGAATGAAATCGTTCTTGACGAAAACGTAGGTGAAGGTGAAGCCAAAGTTGAGCGACTGGACTCCGAAGACGTTAGTCAAACGAGTTTGGATGAAACCGTCGATGAAGTAAACCTAACCGGAGGCGATGGCGAGCAATTAAAATCCGAAGACGTTAGTCAAACGAGTTTGGATGAAACTGTAGGTGAAGCAAACCTAACCGGAGGAGATGGAGAGCAATTAAAATCCGAAGACGTTAGTCAAACGAGTTTGGATGAAACTGTAGGTGAAGCAAACCTAACCGGAGGAGATGGAGAGCAATTAAAATCCGAAGACGTTAGTCAAACGACTTTGGATGAAAATGTAGGTGAAGCAAACCTAACCGAAGGAGATGGTGAGCAATTAAAATACGAAGACGTTAGTCAAACGAGTTTGGATGAAACCGTCGATGAAGTAAACCTAACCGGAGGAGATGGTGAGCAATTAAAATCCGAAGACGTTAGTCAAACGAGTTTGGATGAAAATGTAGGCGAAGGCGAAGGTGCACAATTAAACTCCGAAGACATTAATCAAATGAGTTTGGACGAAAAATAAATGAATAAAAAAGACATATAATATTTTGAAATAAAATATTATATTTCATACATATGGAGGAAAACGTAGCCAAGGGTGCAGCTGTGCGACCGAACTCCGACGACGCAAGTCGAAGAAGTTTGAAACCATCCGGCGATAAACACATTCGACTGTTATCTAGCACAATATCGGCATTTACTGCGACAACGGTTGTGCATCCACTCGATGTAATACGAATTTCACAACAGACCAACATAATGGCTCAATATACAATTTCATATTTGTATCGAGGATATGCAGCCGGATTATTACGTCAAATGACTTATTCTGTTCCCAATGTAACCATATTCGCAGAATTGATTCAACGACATAAACGCCAACATGGATCCGAACCAGATTTTACTAAAAAGGCGTTATTTGGCGCTATTTCGGGCGCGGTTAGTGGACTAACTGGAACGCCAAGTGAAGTTGTGCTAGTACGCGCAATTAATCCAAAAATTCCATCGGTTTCTATCATAACCGGTGCGCATAAAATATACATAGATCATGGTATTTCCGGGTTTTTAAAGGGGGCGTATGTTGCTTCCTTTCGCTCGTCCGTATTTAATAGTATACGATTATCGGTTTACTCCGAATGTAAAACAATAGTTCAACGTGCACACCCAAAATTAGAGGGGACAAGCACGCTCCATTTTATAGCGGCGATATTAGGAACCGGAATGGGCGTATTAGTAAGCAATCCGATTGACGTGATCAAGTCACAATTACAGGCAACTCAATCGAAAATATCGGCAAAGGACATTATATTGACCACCTATGCCCAATTCGGACCCCGCGGATTTTATAAAGGGACTGTCGCAAGTTTATTTAAGAGCATTCCTCATTCGATAATCACATTTGTGATGTTAGAAAAATTGACTCGCATATTCACAGGAAATGACGCGATTTAGAATAAAAAACTATATTCGCTCTGTATATATAAATGGACTTCGCTGATATTCTTTCATTATTAACACAACTTGCGTTAGTAGTTGTGTTAGTGCTTATATTATATGAAATATATAACAAATATATCACCCATTATAGTGTAAATCAACCCAGGGGGCGTGGATATAGCAGCATAGATTCTGAATATATATATCCAGTATTATACCCAGACTTTGTTACACCAGATGAGAACGATTATATTCTAAAAAATGCGGGTCCTATGTTTAGGGAGAGTCTGTTAGTAAGCGGTTCTCTCGAAAATGTGAGACGGAGCAAAACTGCATGGTTATCAAGAGACGATCCAGTGGTTGCGAATATTATACATAGGGTATGTTCACTGACGGATCTTCCGTTCGAAAACGCGGAGAAAATGCAGGTTGTTGAATACGAACCCAATGGCTATTATCGCCCTCATTATGATGCATCGTGTGACGACAGAGAAGAATGCGTCGAATTCGAACAAAATGGGGGACAACGTGTAGTCACAATGCTGATATATCTGAATGATCAATATGAAGGTGGGGCAACGCATTTTCCCAAACTGAATACTAGTTACAAGCCTGCGACAAAT